ATTGTAAGTATGATTTTAAATTGTTCTTGATATCATCAAACACAAGACTGTCAATTGGTAGTGAAGTGTTTTTAGACATTATCGTATTCTCTCTAATGATACGGTGGTTAATTCTACGACATCACCAATTCCAATAGAAAAATATATTCTCAAATCTAATGAATTTTTTTCTGGGTTGGATATTGTTTTGATGTCTCTGATTCTCACTCTTGGTTCATAGTTTGTTATGAGTTTTTCCAATCGTTCTCGAATGTCAACTTCGATGAAGGGACTTTCCAGTTCGAATAATAGGTTGGTTATATTACCTGCAATTTCTGGATGAAATGGTTTTTCATAAGCATTCATGAGGACAATATTTTGTAGTGATTTTTTCACCGCATTCACGCCAGTTAATTTTGACACATCTCCCGAAACAGGATGAGCAGAAAAATTTAAATCTAAATCTGTTGATGTAAATCTATTCGGCATGGTATTCTCCCACTCTATGTATGACTATTTTAGAAACCAAAATTAGGAAGTTGTGGTAGAGATGCTGGATTCGAAACAGCTTCCACAATCTTACACGGATCACACATGTTTAGTATTTCAGATAAGAATCTGAATAATTCATTAACAGCAGACTGAACGATGTTTCGAATAGTCGCAAGAACTGTACTGATCTGAGCAGCTCTTGCATTCATATAAGCACTGGTAGCAGCAATTTGTTCTCTTATATTTGATGTCAAAAGATTGGCTTGGGTTGTTAAATTTTGACCAGTAAAATAAGATGTGAAACAATTCAATATACGAATAATACACCTACCCAAAAACCCTGTTGCTAAATTTGCAAGGTCAACAAACGCATATGCAAACGAACCAACTTCAGTAGCAAATAACTGAAAACCATTGACAACATTGGTAATCGTAGCAATAGGATCAAAAAATTCAAAACCGCAAAGAGAAGATTTTACTGGTGTGAAATTACAGGAAGGTATGCCTGGAAACGGAGGAATGTTTATGTCGCCAGGAAAATCACAGAATTGGCATCCAGTAACAAGTCTACATGTACCAACCTTCAAAGTTGGAGAGTTTGCTATTGGATTTTCCCAATCTAGTACCGGACTGTTAAACTCAAATCCATCAAAAATATCTTCACATGGTTCCGATATATTTTCTATGGTCTTACCTAGAGAACTGTTCTTTAGTTGATCGGTGACATAATCATTGATCTCTTTTTCTCTTTCTGCCATTTGGTCTATAATATTAGTAAGACCCTTTTCAATGTCATCAAATACGACACCAACTTGTTCATTTAATGACTTTGCATCCTCTTCAGTATAGTAGAGTCCGGGTTGTACTTTTCCGAATCTTACACTGATATCTTTCACCGCCGATGAAACATATTTCACCGCGTCCAAAGGTCTATCGATCTTTGATATTGATATTTTTCCCTGTTGGATTAAATCGTTTATACTTGAACTTGGACCAACTGCAATTTGTTCAAGAGTATTGGTAGACAGGACATCATCTCTACATCCTAAATCAATTGTTCTATCTGGTACATTGTTCTGGCAATCTTTGCAAGACATTTCATACTCCTCAATTTAACTTGATGACCTGACCTGATATACTTGTCAATCCTGTTGATTTCATGTTGGTGGCACCACTCGAATCTATGTTTATTTGAGATGCACTGAAACTAGAAAGTCCGCTAGACTTGCACAACATTGATGTGGAATTTAAGAAGAGTGAGTTTGAAACCTTCAGGGTTCCATCACTTTCACTTGTAAAACTAAAAAGTTTACATCTGGTGTTGTGAGCATTTCCTGTGAAATTTGTGTAACTCAAATCAATTGTTTCATTTAAGTTCAAACAGTTGATATTAATATCATTGTTTGTCCCCATATACATGTTAAGATTCGATACGAATCTACTTTCTCCGTTTGAGTTTAGACGAAGATTCGAAGCCGAAGTTATATCAATATTGTTTCTGGAAACGGCTATGATGTCACCTCTGTTGGTTCCTAATTCAATTGAACCTTCGTTCGATAATAGACTAACCGATTGTTCAGAAACTACCTCAGTGATTCCAGTTGCCGTAGTGGTAATGTTGCCGTTAATATAACCTGTCGGTGATGTCACATCAGGTTTTCCAAGAGCGGTTAAGTTTATGTTACCACCGACTGTTTGTATCTTAACTCCTCTTGGACTATCCAGAACTATTTCACTCTCGCAATATCTCTTTTGACCACCAATGACATGCTCTGTGAGGTTATAACACTCGCTCGTGGAGTCACCATGAATCTTAGTTACTTCACTTCCTTCTATGTTGATTGTTCTGTCACCATTCACATGAGTTGAATAATTCCCACCAATGGTTTCTTTTACACTACCATTAATCTGTCTTTCTACATTCCCATTGATGAATTCATAAACATCACCTTCAATTGTCACATACAAGTTTCCGCCATGTGAATTTCCTTCGTCATCCAGCTGAATCTTTTTGATATTTACATAGTTATCACCAAGGGTAAACTCATAGTTATCCTTTACAACCTTTTGAACTCTTGTGCCTTTAGGGAATACTTCTGTGAAAGTACCGGAAGAATGATATTCATGAATTCTTTCTTTGCCTGGAGTGTCATCCATTTCATAAACATGACCAGACTCGGTAACAACTACATGGTTGTATGGATATTTTGCATCATATTTTGTCGGCGGTTCACTAAAGAAACCAAGTCCGTTTGCAACAGGAACAGACTTTATTCTATTGTCTAATTTATCTTGAACCAATGGAGGAAGTTTATCTTCTTTTTGTTCTGAACCTTCCCAATCTGTCCATCTGTATCTCGCAAGACGGGTAACATCCGATTCTGCCAATCCATGTTTTTCTGAATCCTTTGGATACTTTTCACCCGGATCTTGAAATCCGGACTCTTCTGAATTACCCACATCAGGCCTAGTCTGTGGAATACCAGGCACAGTTCCCATCATGACAGGGTACTGAGCGTTTTCTCCATCTCGAAAGAAACCAAAGACATGAGTACCCTCTACAGGACCAACTGGGGTTTCACCTATTCCACTTATTGAAGCAGAGTTTAATGGAGAAATTGGGTGGGACCAAGGTAAGTCTTGAGTTGGTACTTTGTTTTTATCTGACGGGTGTATTCCGAAAATTCTTACTCGGCATCGCCCAAGTCTCTCTGGGTCCATTCGATCTTCAACCACACCCATCCACCATACGAAATTATTTTGATATCCAGTTAAATCTAACATTATATTGGGTTCCCGTCTCGTACTAACACCATTCTATTTAAACATTTTCCTTGTCCAGGCGGATTTGCCTCTGGATACTCAAACACTCGTTCGAGTCCAAATATCAAATACTTACCTCCCATTTCTGTACCATCTTCGTCATGCTGAAAGGGAGAGTTGTCCGAATCATAATCTTTGATGAAGTTGGAGAACATTACAGTTTCTCCAATTCTTCTTTGCGTGTCACCAGCCGTTTCGATTACTACAGCATTTGCAATCGAAATTTCTTTTTGTGAAATATGATCTTGATACCATTGTTCTGTCCGGTCAACCCCGACTTCTGATTCAGCTTTGTCGAATCTAAACTTGGCCTTTGGAAAAAGAAAAACTGAACTCGTTGGTGAGTTATATGTTTCATTTGTTTCGATCATTGGTGATGATGTTATGAATTTTTTAAGATTTGGAAGAGATGGTTCTGGCCCATCGTCTTTATACACATAATCATTTTTAGTATATTTTTTTGTAGTAATATCATAAAAGAATGCTCGACTTGACAATGATCCATTTATCGAATTCTGTAAAAAATCATATTCCATAACAATCGGATCAGAGACAGTCATTCTAGCTTTGTCAAAATAATCGTTAGAAAGATTGGACTGTTGTGCAACATCAAAATTTGAAACATATCCACTTGCATTTTTTGAATCTAAACCAACAGAAGGTTCTTGTCCACATAATGTTCTAAAATTTTCAAAGACTGTTTCTATTTTTCCATCAGTTGAAAATCTCTGAAAGAAGTAAAAATTTTTACTTTCATCCGCTTCGCAACCACTCATCAACCAGTTGATTGTCTTTGATGGATTCCAGTTAGGTACAACACAGAAAAAGTCTGCATGATCAGTATCAGCATTTCCAGTCAAATTTGATTCAGACTTCATATTGTTTTCATAGATTTCTTTAATAATATCACTTCTTTTTTTATTCTTGAAAGATTTTTGTATTCTTTCTCTTTTATCTTTTACTGATTCCTTTGATATGAAATTTAGTTTATAAGTATCCAATATTGAGTTGCCAGGAGTATCAATTTTGGAAACTTTATTCACAACGAATACATCCTGTATAGATTCATCATTATCAATGTAACTTGTTTTTGATATTGATTTTACAGATTTTATTTTTATTGATAATACATCCTGAATTCCTACTCTGATTCCAAGAGATCCAAAGTAACCTTTTGGTACAGTGAATTCTATAGTTCCACTCATGAACATCTGATTCATACTTTCGTGAAATGTCACTTTATTAACAAAATCTATAAGATCGATGGGTTGAATACCTTCGTCTTTCTGACAAATTAGGTAAATGCTTTCTGTTACTGACCTATAGATATCTACATCAAAATTCATCTTAGATTCAACTCTCGTAATTTAAGATTCATAGCAGAAATAACTGAACGATTTGGAATTTTAATAAGTCTATTGTTATCGTTCAATGCCTTTTCATATTGATCTATTGAAACGATATTGATATTTTGGTTTGTGATAGCCAAACTATCTTTACTCACATACAAGTCTATCAGTTTGGTGGTCCCTATTTTTTCATATGGGTTTCTTATGATTTTATCATCGTCGATGAAGTACCAAAGACTGTCTCGGACAACATCAAATTTTCTTCCGATGAACATCTTTTTGTTTCCATTGACATCCGTGATATAATCACCAGCAGAAAGAGTAAATGAATCAACTCCATCTATCTTCATGTGACCAACGGTTCTGTCATATTCATACAGAACTCCATTACCGATAGGATCACCGCCTGATTCATAAACATACACCTGTTGACCTACAACATATGATGCGTTTTCTGTTTTGGTATTCACGGAAACAGAATCCAAATCTGTTATTTCATTGTTCGTTACAAATAAAGAAATGCCCTTGTATTTTGCATTCATTCTTCTGATCAGTTTGTCCTCAGTAACAGGCCAATCATAGAATGGATTTATAATTTCATTGAATAAAAGAATTGACCACTGGAGTTTAGCGTCACCGTATAATTTAAATGCCAGACTTTGCGGTGTCTGACTCTCGTTTATATACAGTAATTCATATTGATTTGAATCTAACAACTCTTTGACTACGATATTTCTTCTAAGAATATCTACTGCTTTTTTTGATATTCTTTTAGTGTATTCGTAATCTGTTTTTGGAAATGTCTTAAAGTAAGTCATTATTCATTTCCTCCTGCGGCATCGAGAACAACATTACCGAAAGCATTTCCTTGTGCAGCTACTGTACCGAGAGCTTCGTATGCAACATCAGAAATGGTTCGCGAATCACCGAAGTTAGATGTCATGTTGAGGAGTTCTCCGTCCGTGCCAAATTCTGCACTCTTCAATGCACCTCTTGACAATGGACTTATTTCTGTAAAGTTCAAACTGATGGACTTGTTTGCTTGATACCCACCAGGCATATAAGCAGGGGCTCCAGCGTTGTGATAATTCACTTCCATCGATGTTAGAAAACAATACCATGTCCTAAATAACTTTTTATTGAGTTCATCCCCAGAAAACAGAAAGTCTATTTGGAATTTTGCTGGGTTAAAATAGAAAAAGCCTGCGGCACCGCCAAGACTAGCTTCTGTCCCTGCGTCTGTTGGTGGGTGCATCGCGACCTTCAATACTTGAATTATAGACTCGATCATTTGTGCTTCTTTTTCGTTTTGAGGGACCATCTCAAATCTAAAAGAAAAAGTTCTGTTGTTTGGTTTATTGACGGTAAGTTGTCCTGCTCTATTGACACTTGCACCTAACTTTCCTCTTACAAATTTACCGGGATCACTATCTAAAAACAAAGCACCTGCCCCGGCGACACTATTTGTCATCAAATCCAAAGCAGCTTGAGTTCCAACTGTAGTGATGCTAGTTTTACCTTCTGCAAACTGATTAACGACTTCTGCACCGGTCTTCTGAAAAATTCTACCGAGAAGTCCAACTTCAATATCATCAAAATTCACACCATAGTTGTTTGATAACGCAACAGGAACAGGAAGAACAATGGTTGTAGTTGGATCACCTTCTAATGAGGTTTGATCCCAAATTCTAAAACGAATTTTTGATGGATACTCTTTATTTGTTTTTATGTCGTTCGGAAAGTATAAATCTTGCATGAAAACCCCCTGACATATATAGGAGTGTTATGGCATATAAAGGCAAATACACACCCCAAAATCCATCCAAGTATATTGGCAATCCCACCCAATGTATTTATCGTTCGTTATGGGAAAGAAAAGTTATGAACTGGATGGATAACAATCCTTCCGTCCTCCGTTGGGGTTCTGAAGAAGTTGTTATCATTTATACTTCGCCGATCGACGGAAAAAAACACAGATACTATGTTGATTTTTACACTGAAATAAAAGACAAAACAGGAAAAATCAAAACTATACTGATTGAAGTCAAACCAAAAAAACAATGTTCTCCGCCAAAGAAACCAGATAAACCAACTAAAACATTCATATCTGAATCAAAAACATGGGCGGTAAATCAAGCAAAATGGGAAGCAGCTAAGAAAGTCGCAGAATCAAGAGGTTGGGAATTTAAGATAATCACAGAAGATACTCTTTTCAAGAAGGATAATAAATGAACAAATCAGATCAGTTAGAGAGCGATCCGATGAGTCTTCTTGAGTCTCAAAGAACTAAAACAAGAAACACTCCAATCTCAACACAAAAACTATTTCAATCATCTGCTAAAATGTTTGGTACTCGAAAATATGATGTGGAAATATTCAAAAAATATAGTCAAAAAATAAGGAATAGAAACCAATTCAAACCAGAAGTAATCACAGAAATTGGTAAGATGGTATCTTTTCGGTATATACCAAAAACGTATTCTGAACTTCCTTATTTTGACATGAACCCTTTGATTTTTATACTCAACGTCCCAAACAAAAATGAAGTAATAGGAATGAATTTTCATTATCTTCCACCAACCCATAGACTGATGGCATATTACTCCATGTTTTCATTGTTGACGGATAAAACATTAGGAGAAAATAGCAGATTTCGTTTATATTATGATATGTTAAAAAGTCAAAAGAGATTTGCAAGGAATATTGTTTGTATCAAAAAATACAAAACAGAAAGAATTCGTTCTTCTGTCTACGAAATAGACCCTAAATACTGGGAGAGTGCTATTGTTATACCAACACAGAAGTTCATGAGAAGAAAAGAAAATTCTGTATACATGGATGTTAATACACAAATCAGAAAAATTCTAGGAACACAACAATGAACTACGGAATAACTAAACTAAAAACACTGTTACAATCTGGCCAAGGTTTAGTTAAACCGTATGAGTTTCAAATAAATATTTTGAAAGAACCGTGGTTCGATCTAGAAACGACCAGAAGGTTTTCTGACTTGGTTCAAGATTTTTCATTACCAGCAAAAACGTATTCAAAACAACCAGTATATTATGGTGGACCTCTTAGAAACTTTCCTTATGTTTCTACCTTCCCAGGCGAAATAAATTTTACCGTTCTGTTGAGAAAAAAGGATAAGGTCTTTGATAGCATACACGGATGGCACGAAGCTGTAATTTCTAATGCAGATAATTTAGTTCAATTCCAAGACGATTATGTTGCAAAAGAAATTGAAATATCAATCAGAACAAAAACAAAATTAAAAAACGATTTCGAAATGGAAAGCAGTCCAATTACATACAAATTATTTGATGTCTGGCCTGAGTCCTTAACTGAAATTCAAATGACAAATACCGCACAAAATGATTATGTTAGATACAGTGTTTCATTCTCTTATAGAAAATGGATCACTTTTCGCAGTACAAATGTTGGTATTGGTTCGATAGATGATCCAACATCGTCTTTCAACGCAGGAAGCGATTTCAATCCTGACTTCATTCGATAACATGGAGATATTATGAGTTTACCCACGATTGCATTAAAACAGGTAGAAATAAAACTACCAGTATTAAAAAAGAAAGTAAAGATCAGACCTTTCACTGTCAAGGAACAGAAAAATCTTTTGTTAGCTGTTGAACAATCAAAAGTTTTAGAAAAAAATGAAGTAGATAACTTTATGTTATCAGAATTTAGAACACTAATAGAATCTTGTATGATCACAGACATTGATATTTCGCAACTGTGTTTAGCAGATTTTATGTTCATATGTCTTCAACTCAGATCACTTTCCGTTGGTGATAAAGTCAAAGCGAAATATACATGCCCATGTGGGACAAAAATAGATGTAGAGTTTGATGTTGATAACATCAAGTGCATGAATGCAAAAAACACAACAGAAAAAAGTTTCAATGTTGCAGATGGAATTGTTGTTAAACTGGGACTTCTCAATATTGAAGATGTAATGTCGTTATCGAAAGAAAACCACATTGAATTGATCATCGAAACAATTGCTAGAAGTATCAAATCAATTGCGGACAACGACACAGTATATGATCCGAAAGATGTGGACTTTGAAGAACTAAAAGATTTCGTTAGTAATTTCCCAGTCGATAAAATAAAATTACTCGAAGAGTTTTTTGACTCTACTCCATATTTAATATATCAAGATAAAGTTTCATGTCCAACCGAAGAGAAGTTACTGGAGGTTAAGGATATACAAGATTTTTTTATCTGATCCTATCCCACGAATCGATATCCAACTATTATCAATTGAATTTTGCCTTGATGAAACATCATAATTATTCCTTGACAGAACTAGAGGAAATGTGGCCGTTTGAAAGAGAAATTTACATAATCCTACTGCAAGAATGGATCAGAGAACAGAAAGAACAACAAAGATTAAGAAAAAATAAAGGTATGTAAGAATGGCCGACCCATCAACAACTGAAAACACAAACTCTCGAAAAAAGAACACAGAAGAGATAAAGAAGTTAAATCAACTTCTCGCTAAACAAGCAAGTGAAAAAAAGAGAGAACAGAATTTAACCAAAAACGATCCAGCTTCATTTCGTTCTTATATAAAAGAACAAACCATCGGTAGATTTAATCTTTCTAGGTTCTTACCAAGAGAAGTTCAAGTAGGAATGGGTATCTTCAAAGATTTGAAGGGAATATTAGAAGCAAAACAATTAAAGAAACAATTAAACATTGAAAATTTAGGTTCTGATGGTTCTGACATATCAGACATGGAAGGAACGCCGACAGAAAAAAATCGAAAGAAAAATGAGATCATAGAAACACCAGAGGATAACAATACAAACTCTGATATATTTGTGCAAATGCTCTCGACACTAGAAGGAATAAAACAAATACTGATGGAAGGACGATCAAATGAAAAATTCGATAAATTAGATCGTCTAGAAAACGAAAGAGAAAATTCTAGAAAACAAGAAAAGATCGTAGAGGGTACAGAAAGTATAAAAGAAGATCAAGAAGAATCTAAAGGTATTTTTAGTACTCTTCTCGGTTTCTTCAAAGATCCAAAGGCTTTATTAGCTTCCTTCAGTGGTATTTTGGGTTCTCTTGGAGGATTGTTGAGCGGATTAGGAACAACTTTAATGGCAGCTTTGGGTCCAATTGCTGCGGTTCTTGGTGTTGTTGCTTTGGGTGCAACCATCGCAGTCTTAGCATATAAAATATTCGAAGGTATACAAGACCTTGTTAATATCGAAAAAGAAACAGAGACGATGTTATCAGAACAACGATCATTAGATAAACAAAGGGAAGAAGGAAGATTGTTCGGGAGAGGATTCAGCGGGACACAAGCAGAATTAGTAACGATGTTACTCGAAGAAAATGAAAAAACTCAAACGGTCCTTTCATCTAAGGAAGAGGATCAATTAGTTTCTATATTAAATCCATCTACCATGTCATTGGAAACGGTTACAGTTGCTCAAGCAAAACAAATATTCAGTAGAGAGAATTTAGAACCTCTAATAACAGAAGAAGAGTTTCAACAGGAAAGAGAAAATAGACTAAACAGAAGAGCAACAGTAACTGTAGCCTCAGATTCCATTACAAGTGAGAGAGTTCTTAAACAAGTTGCAAAGGAAGAATTCTTAGACAGCCTGACACAAGAAGAAACAGAAACTTTGATAAAAGCGGATAAGAAACTTTCTGAGTATATAAGTCGTACTAGTGCAACTCCGGGATTTGGTGCATTTGGTGTCTCACGACCAACGTATACAGATGAAGAAAATGAATTAATGAAAAGAAGAAACGAATTCGTTTCTTCATACGATCGAACAGAGTTTTACAGGGACTCAATAGCAGAAGCATACGAAACTTTCAGAAAAACCAATCCAGCATTCTC